GAGTTTTTCCAGGTCTCTCTTGGTGATCTCAAGCTCGTTGCGCGGCTGTATGCCGGCCATGCGCGTGATCGCCAAGAAGGTGTCCACGAACAGGGTTCGGTTGATGCGCTCCGCCACTCCGGCGATATCGCGCGTGATCCCCTCCAGCCATTGGGCATGCGGTTCAAACAGGGGCCAGAAACCCTTCTTCCCCGGATCCTGGTTGACGTAGGTGATCATGCCGGGCAGAATCGAGGATGGTTCGTTCTTCAGTTCCGGGTCCGCGCCCATCGGAGGGCGAACACCCTTTTCAATGAACTCGGCCTTGCGGAACGTCTCTTGCTGGATTTGCTTGGTGTCGCCAAGGGCGTCCATGCAGGGACTGCGACCGTAGGCGTCGTTGGACACGGTGGACCAGCGCGCCACGAAGAACGGGCGCTCCAGAAAACCGCGCTTCGACAGGGGGCGCTCGGCCTTCTTCCCCTTGAGCCAGTAGTATTCTCGGTAGACGAATTCCTTCGGGAGCAAATCCAGCGAACGGCGGCTGCCCTTCCCTCTGGCTTGGATCGGGAAATTCGGCTCAATCGCATGGCAGACCACGAACTCCGTTTCGAGTGATCCGCCGCCGACCTGCCACAAATTTGCAACTTCCGATGGGCAATTCTCCAGCGCAAACTGCTCTACGATCTGCGACACGGTCAGGGTGAATTCGCGGTAGAGGGTGTCCACATCGAGACGAGAGGAGGCGCCGAGGAAATACTCCCCCGCGCAAGGAAGGTAGCAGCGTATGACGTCTTCCGCATCTTCGTACATGATGACGGGGGCCGACCCGAAGACGGTCACATCCTCGAACGCCTGCGCCATGGTCTTGTAGAAATTGGATTGGTGCAGCACCATGTAGAGGCGCCGCTCGGTGTCCTCCAGCCACTCCTTGGCCTCGGCGTCCATCTCCGCCCACGGGAGAGACGGCTCCAGCTTGAACCACGGGCGCGCCGGATTGGTGAGGCCGGAGTACATACCTGTCGCGCAGATTCGAACCGCCAAGCTGCCCGTTGAATCGATGATGGCATCGTTGATGGGGCGACCGCGATTCATGTTGTTGGCGACGACGAACCACTTGTAGCGGCGCGGGATGAAGAACTCGGCCAGAACCGACCAGTACGCCCACCACGACCACCGCCAGTTCCGAAGGCCGTTCAGCCGAGATTCGAGATGTAAGAACGCAGCCCCCCATTCATCATCCTCGGAGAATTTTCGGGACGGCGGTGTCAGCGGCTGAGATGCCAGGAACGAGGCGCCCATTTCTTCGTAGGGAACGGTGGCGTCGGCCATCTACTTCTCGCCGCTCAGAAGCGATTTTCCCGCCTTCTTCGTGTCGGTGCCGCCGCCCATGGTTCCGGTCTTGAGGGTGTCGGCATACGAACCCGCTGCTGCCGCCTGGGCTGCGCGTTGCGCGGCGCCGGCTTCCTTCGTCCTCGATGATGCCAGGACAGGAGGGTTCGCCGGCGGAAGCGGCGGTGGCGGAGGCGCCGGTGCAGCCGGTGTGCTGGGAGACATAAAACCCATCAGAAAATTCTCCATGCAAGAACGGCGCACACAGCGCACACACAGATGACCGCCCATTTCGCATGACGGCACATCAGATTCCACTCGTCGGAATCGACGTTGTTGGGCGCGCCATCATATTTCATCGGCAACCTTCCATCACGGAAAATTGCCCCCTTATGGGAGAGATGTCAAGATGGAGCGGTCTAAAACGGAATTTCGTCGTCCAATACGGACCCGGTTGGCGACCCCGATGAACTGCCTGCGTGCCCGGTCTGAGAACCAGACTCTCTGGAGTCCAGGAGAACCAGTTCGCCCCTGTATTTCGCCAGAACGATCTCCGTGGTGTACTTCTCGACGCCGGACTGATCGATCCATTTCCGTGTTTGGAGCGCGCCCTCCAGATAGACCTTGGAACCCTTGCGGAGGAACCGTTCGGCGACATCGGCCAGCCCGGTGTTGAAAATCGTGACGCGGTGCCATTCGGTTTTTTCTTTGCGCTCGCCGGAGTTCTTGTCCTTCCAGGACTCCGATGTGGCGACCGACAGGTTGGCGATCTTGGAGCCGTCTTGGGAGTGGCGAATTTCTGGGTCGCGGCCTAGATGGCCGAGAAGTGTTACCTTGTTGATGCTGGCGGCCATTATTCCTCCTGGGGGTGCGAGTCTGTGTTAGGCGCTCTTCTTGGGGTCGGCGCAGAAGACGCAGAGCGTTGTTCCTGGGACGGCCAGCGCGCGGGCTGATGGGATACGGTCTCCGCAGGAGGTGCAAAACCCAGATGCGCAGGCTGTCTTCGGCGTGCCGGCGCCCACAATCCTGTTGATGGCGTTCTGCCTGTGCATCTCCGCGAGATCGTTTGCAGTGTCAACGGAATCAGCCACGCTCTTCCTTTCCTTTTTTCTCAAGTCCATTGAGATGGGGCATATCATACGATCTAGAACCCAAAGCCAGAACGCGGTTGGTCCGGCTAGGGGGTACATCAGAAATCGTATTCGCGCATGGTGTTATCCTGCTCCTGAAAAGTTTTGACGCGGGCCGGGCGTTACTCCGGCTCTGCCCCTCGCTGGCCTTACGCCACTCGTGCACCTGTCGCTTACGCGAACGAGGACAGGGTGTTTGGCTCCCCACGTCTTTCGGTGGCCGCGTCAAACTGTTTTGGCCGGGCCTTTCTGGTTCTCCGGTGCACCGCACTTACATGACCGTCTAGTGTGCCCGACCAAACTCTTTGCCCCTTCGGGCGAAACTTGCACGGGATATCTCAGGCGTTTCAAGCGTCTGGATTAATCTCTTGCCTCACCCCCGCGCCGTGAGGCTGTATCGTGTTCTCATGGCCCGGCGGGAGAAACACGCAAGCCCCGCCGGCAAATATCACCGAAGGGCCGGCGCACTACCTCCGGCGATCAGTGTCTCGGATACGGTCCGCCGTGCACGGCTCGCCATACCCCCATCGGTTCCTTATCGTTACTCCATCATGACACCGACGTCAACCGTCGTTTCCAATTCCATCTCGTGGATGAAAGTCAGAACGCGCTCGCTGAATCCGTCGATATGCATCCAGCGGCCATATCCGACGCCGTTCCTGTTGGACGCCACGTTAATCATGTAGGCGCGTTCGGCAACGGGGTCGGGAACACGGTCATGCGATTGCTCGTCGGTGATAACAATTAGGCGGTCACACGAAACCTGCGTGTTGATGGCCTGGATGGCGGCACCAAGGTAGGTTCCACTGTGGTCTTGGGAATTCCGCACAGCATCAACGCCAGCCATTCCACGACGTGGGGGCACCTCGACAACCTCTTCTGAAAACGAGAATACGCGAATGTCTCCGTTAATCACGGAAGCCAGCGCACAAGCAGCATCCATCCGGCTCATGTCGGAGCGTGCAGATAGCTGGTCACCCATAGACCCGGATACGTCCACCAGAATTGCCGTGCGGCCGGGAAGAGTAGGAAGACCACTGATCCGGCGGCAAAGCGCGTCGTCAATATCCGGCTCAAGCTGTGGACAGGCGCGCGCCGCTGCCACATACCGGAATGGCAACACCCTATCCTGCCCCTTCCCGTCGCGCAACGCGGAACGGATCAGTTCCAGATCAACGCCGGATTCAACCATATTGCGTAGGTTTCGGAGCAACGCTAGGTAGCCCAGCTTTCCTTCAGACAAAAGGCGCGTGAAGGTTTCCTTTTTGTCGCCACCGGCGGAAAGCCCCACTTCCCAAGTGTCAGGAGACGCGAGTGTGCCGTTCACCAGATTACGCCATACTTGGGCCTGTTCATCGTCCTTCGGTTTGGCGTGCGACAAAAACAACACGTCGCGCAGACGCACCGAATTGGCGCGGTCGTATTTTGCCAACTGATATGCGTCGAATCTCGTGAACGCCTTGACGAGTCCCTTTTTAATCTGCGCCGACAGCGGGCGCTTTCCTTTGCGCCAATAGATCGCCAGAAATTCCGTGAGTTCGTCGGCACGCTGAATCACGCGCGGCATCGTCTCCGACAAAACAGGCGTACCAGAACCCGTTTCTGCCAAGGCGTCCAGCAACATCAACGGGGCATGGCGCAGGTTGAAGTCTCCGCGCGCCTCAACGGCAAGCGCGGCCACATCCGCCGGGCGGCACAGGCGTGCCAATTCCCCGATGCGGTCAGCGATCGTCTGGCCGTCCTCATAAAACTCGGATTCCCACAGAAGGCACGACAGGACGGAACGACGGAGGCGCACGAGCGGGTCGCGCACATCCTTGGCAGGGGCTCCCTCATGTGTGAATTCGACCGCTACGGTTTTGGTGTTAAGTCGCATTTTTCCATCCAGTAAAGCGGCAGGGGAACAATCGGATGCGGACCTTTCATTGCCGAAGTAACCGCGCCCTACACCACCCACCTAATAACCGCCGGGGAACAATCGACTACGGTTCGTTTCATCATAAGAAGTAACCGTTGTCTACACCACCGGCTTTGGTTCCTCACTATTACCGAACATCACCAAGATGTCAACCACCTATTTTACCATCCCTGATTCGGTGTCGGCGTCTCCATGGCGCGGAACGGGTCGTAGTCTCCGGCAACGGCATTCCCGATGCGGGAGTGGCGCCGTTCGTCCTTCGGCATCACCGGGGCGGCAAACGTCAGCATGGCGGCGTCCATCTCGTCTGGGGAATATCCGATTTTTTTCTTCACCAGCTCCTTCGGCTCCAGCATCATGCGGTCTCCGCGATGGAAATACGTGGTCTGCGTCAGCGCCTGGAGAAGTCTGTCGTCGTTCGGCAGCGCGCCGCCACGCCTGATCCAGTCGCAGAATTCGAGCGCCATCTCGGAGCGCTTGTTGATGTACCGGTCGGCCTGCAACGCGCTGCCATTGAAATGAACCCCGACGGGCTGGCGTCCCAACTGCTTCAACTGGTCGATCCAGCCGGCGCCGAACCCTCCGGTGGCGTCCACGAAACAGGCATCCGCCTGGAACTCCTGCCATTCCCGCGCCGTGATGGCTGCTCCCTGGATGCTGTCGATGTTTCGGTGTTTCGTCAGCGGGAACATCTGGAGTCCGCGCCTCTTGACGATGATCGACTGATCGAGCCCCTCTCGCGCGACGTCAACACCCAGGATGCGTGGAGAGTTCGTGAGTTCGTATTCCCGATACATCCGGTTCATCGCCGTGCGGACCTCGTCAATCGTGATGAGCGAGTTGAAATTTCCCGGCGGGAACTTCCCTAGAATATTCACCATGATCCACGGATTGTCGCGGCCACCGTGATACTGCTCGATCTGAGTCCTGGCGTGTTCGATGGAAACTCGCGGCGTCCTGTCGTCTACGTCCGGGTCGGCGGTGATCTCCTTTCGCCACCACAACTCCTTCGCCACCGTTGCGGCATGGTACAGCGGGCCCGACAGCGACGACGGGTTCCCGGCCTGGATGATGTGCGCCTCCTTCGGGCTGCCGGCGAAGATGTTCTCCAGCACGGGCAGGATCGAATTCGGGTAATCCCCAGTCTCGTCGGCGAGCCACATGATGTACGGAGCATGCGGACCGCGCAGTGCGTTGCCGATCGCCTGTGCGTCAGCGTCCTTCGCCCAAGTGCGAGCCTCCAATTTCCACGTCGCCGGGTGTTCGCGGCTGGCGATGTAGGTTTTCGTCATGTCGAACCATTGCTTCAGCAGTCCGGAGCGCTCGTACCAGCGGGCCAGTTCGGTCCAGAGTCCGGAGGCGAGGTTGTCCTTGGTGATCGAGGTGGCACCAATCCAGCAGTGTGGTCGCGTTAGGAGGAAATTCCATCCGAGCCATGCGAGTAGGCAAGAATTGTGGGTGACTATGAAATCGTTGGTGAGGTAGCAGCGAGACGGGTGATCTACCTCGATGCACATGGCGTCAGCCGCACCTTCTGGATCAATGCTGTCGACGTACCGGGTGAGATAGCGATCCTGCGGTTTCTTCCAGCGCGCAACCTTTCGCGACAGGAGGAATGGGCACACAGGCATCGTCACCGTAAGTCGATGGCAGTCCCTGCCAAAAATCTTTTTCCCTGTTTTGCGGTCCCGGTAGTATGGTTTTTTCACCTTGCGCCGACGCGCTACGCCACCCAGAGATCGAACCAGCCACTCCACGTCCTCCACCAACCGCCCGGAGGTCACGTCGAAGCTCATACTTCGGTCGGTGGCGATAGTGCCGTCCGTATCCATCAATCCGCGCAGAATATCCAGCCGCACCTGTTCGGGTGCTCGTTTGTACGCGTCGGGGACATAACGGTCGTGACTCCCCAGCATGAAGACCCCCGCTTTACGCAAGGACTTCGCGAGTCCTTTGATGGCCGCCGCCTTTCCTTCGGCGACGCGCGTCACCTCGAACCCGCGCCGCTCTATTTCCCGGTCGATTTCCGGGTCTTGCCATGATCCCCTGGCCGTCCGCTTGGCGCCATCCCCGAGCCACACACCGAGCACATAGGGGTCAAGAGGGAGATTTTGCGCCGGATAAAACACCGCGCCTTGGGTGGGGATTTCAAACTGACGACGACCGCCATCTGGGGTGTTGTTGCGAGAGATTATTTCCTCTGTGGTCAAAATCGCGTAGCCGTCGCGCGGCGTCGGCACACCACCATGCGCCCGGCATTGGATTTCGTTACGGTACCCCCACTTTCCCGCCTCGTAGGTCTTGTGATGCCGCCTCTCGGTGCGGCCACGAACTTTCCACAAATGCTCTCCACAGGCGACCGTGGACGATCCGTCGTTAAAGGACACGCGATACATGGGCAGCACGCCGCGCTGATGAACGCGCGTGACTTTCGTTGGAAATCCGTCTGGCGCAAACACCGTATCGCCTGGGCGCAGGTCTCCAAACCTCCGCGCGCCATCCGGTGTCTCTATGACCAAATCGACCGGCTGCGCTTTCCCAGGCCCTGCGCATGCCTGTAGCGACATCCTGGGATTCGCCGGAAACGCCCTCAGTGCCTCGTCCTGCCACTTGTCCGGGATGACGTTCCACAACTCCCTGACCATCGTGGACGGGTCTTCTCGCCAGCGCTTGAGCATGGAGATGCCCTTCGCCATCGGGTCCGACTTCGCGCGCGCGGACGGTCTTGGTGCTGGTTTCTTCGCCATGCGGGGAGATTATACGGAGCCGGAGGTCGTGGCAACCATTACGGCTCGGATGAACTCTGCGGCGACGTGGGGGTTGATGGCGTTGCCGCTGCCTCGCAGTGCTCCGACGCGGAACCGACGGGCGCGCTTGAGGCTTCCCGAATCAAGTCCTGCCACTTCCGCCAGTCCCGATAGCCCGGTGCCGAGGCTGCCCATTCCGTTGGGTAGCCTTGGAGCCAGAGGGAAAAGAAAGGATTCAGGCTCTCCCCCGGCAGCGGGGACTCTGCGCAGCTTGCCGTCGGTGCAGGGGATGGTGATGGAATTTCGCCAGAAGTCAGAGCCGCATCCAGCGTCAGGCACGCGCATCCGTGCTTCTGTTTCTGCGTCTGGGAGCGTCCCTGCGTGTCGTGGGCCTGAGGGGTCGTCCAGCCGGCCACCAAGTCCACCTGTCCCGCTAAGTTCAGAATGGGCTTCCGCTTGTCTCCCCCGCTGTCCTGGTATTTTCCGGGCGACACCTTGGGAGTCGCCCATCCCGCCACATACGCCTGGGCCGTTATCGCCAAGCTGGAGTATGTGCTTTTCTGCGCTCTCTTCTTCGATGATTCGACTGGGTCGCTCCAGCGGCTGTTGTTGTCGTCGGCTGTGTTCGGCGTCGGCCACCCACCACAACCGTTGCCTGATGTTCGGCGACCCGACGCCCGCAGAGCACAGATCGGCTCCCCCGCAGGCATATCCCAAGTCTTCCAGGTCAAGACGTACTCCGGAGAACCATTCACGTCCATCGCGGCTTGCAACCTGCTCTCCAACGACTGTTGCAGGCGCGCACTCGGCGATGAGTCCGTGAAGAGCGGGCCATAGGTGCCGCTCGTCGGCTTCGCCCTGTCTTTTTCCAGCGCCCGAAAACGGCTGACAGGGACAGCTCGCGGTCCAGACGGGGGCGTCTCCCCATCCGGCGAGTTGGAGGGCTCGTTCCCATCCGCCGATGCCGGCAAACAGGTGCACCCGGTCGTATCCGGAGACATCATCCGGCGAGACGTCGTGTATGGATCGGTCATCAATTTTCCCCGGTGTTATCAGTTCCGCGTCCATGAGGCCCTGCAACCCGTCGCAGGTGAATCTGTCGTGGTCGTTGTAGTATGCCCTCATCGTGGATTCCTGGGGCCGCCATGATACCCGGCCTCGTTCCTGACGATCCCCCATCAGACCCCCCCCTTAGTATCTGCTTAAAACCAGACGGGTGCCGGCATGGGCCAAGCCAATCACGCCCACGATGATAAAAAATAACACCCCGCTGACCACACTAATTTCCAGCGGTGGCCCAGCCCACCAGAGGTCGGAAAATTTTTCCGCCACCACCAGGAGATGACGGCCAACGACGAGCCAGACCCACACCCAGACCGGAACCATCGCCCAAATTAGGAGGGCCCGGACGATCTTCGGCGGACGTACCGGGCTCATCGATCGGCACCCCGCACGAACGTCTCAATCGCCGCCGCGCACTCCATGACACCCCAAGGCCCGGCGCCAGCCCCTACCGCGAGACGGACGCATTCGAGGCGGAGATCTTGGTCGGTGTGGGCGGATATCCCAGCCAGGGTATCGTCGCTACCTCCGGCGTCCGCTGCTATCGGCTCTAGGGAGCGCATGGCGCGGTATACCTCTCGCACGGCTTCCTCGGGGGATCTCAAGCCGCCATTCACTGTCCTGTCCCGCCAGTGCACGCGAACGCCAGCCCTAATCATCTGCTCCGTCACCTCTAATTCACGCATCTCGTTCCTCCTATCCTGTCTCCCCATTATTACTTACGTTTCCGGCGATGGTCAATTTTTATTTTCTACCCGCTGGGGGAATCGGGGTTTCCGTTTTGGATTCATGTCTGGGTGGCTCTGGGGGGCTTGGCTGTGATGGTTGTTCCTGGAGGTTACTTAGGTTTGTGGGGGATGGGATTTTAGGGGGTAGGTGCGTAGGGGTAGGTACTCCATAGCAAGACCCGGCCGGGTAGCCCCCCGAACCCCGATCCTGGCGCCCGCTGGTATAGGGCCCTTGCTCGCCGCCCAATCGACGGGAGCCGGCGGCCACACAAAGAAAGGCCAGCTACCGTGTGGGGGCAGCTGGCCTAGGTGGGCGCCGGTCTGGGAGGCGCCAGGGAGGAACATCGTGCAGGCCTCTGTATAGAGGGCCGGGCTCGGGGTGTCAAGCTCTATCGCGGCGCGCCTCATGCTGCACTGCACAACACAATGCTGCACTGCAACCCCGCATAATGTACATTATGGCAAATACGGTATCGTGCAATATCAATGACTTATGTTTTCGTCGGTAGACACTGGGAATATAAACTGTATCGTTAGGGATATATAGGCGGTTGACAGTGTGAACCGCCTTGTATATATATGAGGGGACGGCGCAAGAGAGCGCCGCGGGAAAACAGGAGTGACCATCATGACCAACACACCATTTATCATCGTCGAAATCCCGCACCAACACCCGGCTAAGGCCTGGATCGCCTGGGATGGCAAGGCCAGCGTTATCAAGGCCGCGCACACCGAAACCTGCGAGCGCTACATGGATATGTGCTACTACAAGATCGACCTTGCCGAGGCCATCGAAAGCCACGGCGACGACGTGGGGGACTGGCCGGAAGGCTTGGCCGATGCCCTGGCCGCGCACGGTGAGGTAATCGACGTCAACGGGGAGTTTGTCCCGGTTTCCGATGCCCCGACCGAATACGAGTGGGCCAAGGACGTGCTTTTTCACGATCTGCACCTTGGCAAGGTCCTGGAAACGGTAGAGGACGTTGCCCGTTTCATCGCAGACGCCCCGGCGCACCAGCAATTTACCGCCATCGCGGCGGTGCAGCGCGAATACGAAAACGCCGCGCGATACATGGCGGTGGAGGATTCGAAATGATCCGCCGCATCTTGGAATTTTTTGGCCTCCTGGGCCTCCTCTGCGCCGGGTATCTTTTGCTCGCTGTGACGGGGTGAAACATCATGACCCGCTTGAAAACGGAAAAATACGCGACCACAAAATACGACGTCCAAACATAGCCTGGAACGAAAGGAATCGCACGATGACCACCGACTACCAAACCGCACACTACCAATTTCGCACCCTCCGCGCCGGTGCCACGTTGACGCGCGTCAAGGACGGCGCCAACGTGTATTTTCGGCCGGGCAACTCTGCGGTGGAGGCGGAGCGCAACGTCCGTCACTGTATGGACGTGCCGGAAATGTGGCCGGGAGAAAACCGGAGCCTGTTTAACAAGTGGGCATCCCCATATTTTTCGTGACGCCAGACTGCCACACCCACCAACCTAGCCCCGCTCCGGCGGGGTTTTTCTTGCCCCCGTCAGTCCGCGCCATCCTCCCCAGGATCATCGCCATCGTCGCCACTCTCCGCACCACCCCATGCCGAGTCAGCGTCTGGCGCCCCCGTCAGCGCGTCAGGATCGGGGGTTACGTCGATTATGTCGCCCTCGATGGCGTCGATCATGCTCGCCAGTGAGAGTTCCCCTGAGTGCTCGACTTCGCGTCGATCGCGCCAAGTCTTGGGCTGGCGGTTGCGGAGCCATAGGGAGGCGGCGTTGACGTCGGCGGGGACGTGGCGGCGAACTTTGGTTATATTTATCTCGCCTTGGTAGCTGGTTACGTGGTCATCATCGTACTCGTAACCGCGCGCTCTGCGGTACAGGGATACCGCAACGTGAGCGTCGGCTTCTTCGCGTCCGGCGCGCAGGGACTCCGAAAAAGTCACATGTTGATGTTTCCACAAGTTCAAAGTGGACTCCGTAACCTCCAGGAGCTCCGCGATCCTAACGTCCGTCAACCCTAGCAAAGCGAATTGATAGACGCGCTTGTCCATCTCCGGCCGATACAAGGACGGACGGCCAAGGGTGATGGATTGATTTTTTGGTTTAGGTGTCACCATGCCAAATTATTTACCCCAGGCGCGTGTGACGTCAAGCCCCTGTGTGCGACGTCACTGCACCCGCTCAATCTCATGGTATCCATCCACCGGCTCGCGGGTCACGCGGAAGAATTTTCCTGGGTGCTTATCCTGGAAGCGGCGAACCGAACAGGTAACGGAATGGCGGCCGCAGCGGAGGGTGGGGACGCGCAGAATATCGCCGACGTGGAGATCTCCGAAGGGGTGGGGTTTTTGATATCCAGGCACCCCGATCGGGATGAAAGGCAGTGTGATTTTTTTTGGCACGGCGGGAACTCCGTTTGGTATGTTGTGACAGTGTGATTATAGGCTGGTTTAGACGTTGTCACAACAAGAAACCGTTTTCGAGCCGTCCCAAACCGTTTTTATCACAACATCTACACTTCTAAAAAAATCACGTCTAAACCCTATGACCAAGTATAGATATATATAATATACAAATATATAATTATAATGCCTAAGAGTCTGGACCAGTTTTTTTTCGAAGTTTGGAGGTTATGAATGTTTGATATGATGGAAATTCAGCCATTTCTCACAACATCCCATGTTCAGTTGACAAGATGTTCACATCTGCTTATCATGGATGATTGGCTACAAAATTACGAGGTGGTGAAGATGGAAAACGATGATGACGTGAACTTGGGTGTCATGCCTGGTATGCATAGTACCCCTCTGGGGGGCGATGAAATAACACATGGGATGGTGTTGTTTCAGTTTCTTATGGGGGGATACGCGGAGCCGGGGGCGCGGATTGTGATCCGGAATGGATCGGATATGGCGCTCTTGGTCCGGGCGCTGCGCACTCCCGAGGGGGACCGTTTGTTTTCGCGGCGGTTTGAGGAGCACCGGCCCCCGAATAGCGGTCCGGTGCTGTTCGAGCGGCGAATCCCGGTTGGGGTATCGGGCTGGGATGCGGAAGGAATACGCCTCGGCCGGATGGTGCTGCGGTGGAGCCGGCAACGGCTGGCGACGGAGGCCGGGACCGCGCAGCTCACGATTCTAAACATCGAGACCGGGCGATCGGGAGGGCGACCCGAGACCTTGGCAGCACTGCGCGCCGCGATGGAGGCCGCCGGCGTTGTGTTCGGGCCGGATTTCGTGGAATGGGTGCCCCCGGGCGACGGGCAAACGGCAGCGGACACCGTCCCGGATTGGCCGTAGACCGAACGAAGGTTAGGGAAATCGTTATGACCAAGATTGTCTACAACGACTATAACGGAGGGTTTGACCTTACCCCCGAAGCTATTTTGCTGGGAAGAAAACTGTCGGGCGACCCGCGATGGGGCGGCGCCGCACTCAAGGGGGACGTTGATGTGGCCGGCCGGATCATGACCGAGGATCGGGGCTGCCCCGAACATCCCCGCACCGATCCGGTATTGGTTGCCGTGGTTGAAACCCTTGGCGAGGCAGCCGGCGGGTGGTATGCCCGCCTCCGAATTAGCGACCTCCCGAAGGGCACCGCCTACAGGATCACCGAGCACGAGGGGATCGAAACCATCGAACTGCGCGACGAAATCGAGTGGGAGACGGCTTAAGCGAGTGGCGGCCCACAACGATCCTGATAAATACCGGTTGACAGGATGAACCAACCTGTATATATAGGTATCAGGACGAAACGGAGGATCGAGCGATGACCAAATA